AATATGCATCTTTATCAAATGTGTCTGTTAACTTCATTATAGGTATTTCTTTCCATCTTTCATTTTACCTGTTACTAAATTATTATCTTTAAGCAAATCAAATAAATCGCCTGCATCTTTATACCACAACATGTACAATACACGATGTTTCATACCTGGTCCCATACCGGGATATTCGGCGAATATATTTTCCCAACCATTATTTATATTAGACTCTATAATAAATTCAGCGACATCTTTATCATCAGCCGAATCTATTTCATTAGAAAATAATTTATAAAATAAGAGATCTTCCTCATTCTTAAAGCACAGAAGATTACCTATTTCGCAGCTAAACATCCAAATGTCTGAGTTATTGGTTTCCCCTATCTCGGATATCTTATCAAGAAATTCATCAGACAATTCTTCGTCACTTAAGGATATACCAAAATGGTACTTTGAATTATTGCATAAATCAAGATATTTTATTATTTCGTTGTATAAAGACATAGACCTGTAGTCTAACACTCTTATATTACGTTGTCAATACAATCATCTCTTCAGAGAAAAAGCCCCTATTAAGGGGCTTTTTGTTTTCTATTACACTTTTAGTAATACCAATCCAATGTGGATCAGTAAAACTTGAGCGTGCTGCTGTCGATTCCAACCTTCGACAAGTAGTCAGCTGCATTTCCGAAGCTGTTAGCTGTGTTAGTTAGCTCTAAATATCCATAACGAGTCATAAAGGAAACCACTGGCTCGAATGTTTGTGGATCCATAACTGGACCAACGCTCATCAAAGGAATATAGGGACAATAGTAGGCCGCAGCGTCTGTTTCAGTGGGTCCTTTATAACCGATAAGAACCGGGTCTCCATCGCTGGCGTACTGGTTAACATACACACGCATTGTGCTGTTCAGAGTACCGACAAACTTTGTGTTTGTAGGAGCCTCGAATGTACCTTCTGTTGTACGTGCGAACGAAGATGTAGTTGCAGACTGAAGAATTGTCAACGCTGTTGGCGAAACAACTGCCCAGTTAGCAGCACCACGACGTGTACGTGCAGCAATAAGGTTAGCTTGCTGGTTAATCATAACTGCAAGAGCAGCCATTTCATCACCAACGTATGTTGCTGTACCAGAGACCGCAGCCTGATTGAAGGTCGTCGGGGCGACTGGGACTAGGCTACCTAACTTAAATAGCATTTCTTGGTCGATTTCAACAGTGATTTCCTGTGCAAGTGCTTGCATGATTTCTGCTTCAATGTCGATGCCGTGGATAGCGTTAGCATCTTGGGCAGCCTCGAAAGTCCAGCGAGCCGACAACTTACGTGTCTTAGCTTCAACTGTTTCTTTCAAGATCTGGATGCTGAGCTTGTTACCAGGTACACCTTCTAGACGCGCGGTTGATGCTGCACTTGGATCTGCCGCAACTTCGTTACCCGAATATGCCTTAGCAATTTCAAATGGACCAAGTGCCTCAGTACCGGCTGTAACACCAGCGGCTGTGTTAGCGTAACGAACACGCAAAGTGTGGATCTGACCGACTGGTCCGGTCATAGGCTGAACGCCCATGATTTCGTTCGCAATAACAGTAGGCATAACACGTCGAATAAGTGGTAGCATAACCTTGTTTAATACAGCGATGTTACCTGCTTGGGTTGCACCTGCAGTAGCCGATTCAGCCAAGTATCTACGAGTGTTTTCAAACACTACGTCCATTGACTGACGACGGTTACCTTTAAGACCTTCTAATAGGGCTTCTTTGGTTGCGCCCCAGTTTGATTCAAATAGCTTTGTTGCCATTATATTTTTCTCCTAGATTACTTTCTAATTCCGGCTAAGGACAAAATGTGTTGTAGTTCTGAACTTTCTTCAGTAACTTCATGAGCGACCTCCGCTCTGTTGCCTGTCTTGGCTGACAATGTCGCCTCAGTTAACTGTGTCTTGGTAGACTCAGGTTTACGTACAGCGGCTTCATTTAGAACGCTTGGCAAATACTTGTTATATTGTCCTTGCAAATTCTTAGTCTGGACCGATTCGAGCAATTCTTTCATTACAGCTTTCTTGTCCTTCGACAATGGAGCAAGTAATTCCCCCATAACTTTTTGTCTTTCAACTAGGTCCTGGGTGGCTTTTAGTTTGGTGTCTAATCCTTCCATCAATCCCCTGCTCTTCTTAACTGATTCGCTAAGTGTTGCAAGTTCCTTGTTCTTAGATTCAACAACCTTTTGTAGCTTCTTAAGTTCAGTGCCTTCATTAAGATACGAAGTCATGAACTCTGCAGCGACGCTCTCGAAAATCTTACGGCCGAAATCGTTTTCACGGGCAACACGAATGTCTTCCTTGAATTGACTAATCTCCGAACGTAGTGTCTTCTCAATGTTTGACTCAACAATCTGAGCTGCACGCTTAATGAATTGTGCCTTTGTTTCCTGTAGCTTCTGCTTACCTTCGGTAACCATTTTAACCTTTTGTTCAACTAGACTCTTCTTATCTGTGCGGAACTCGCGAATTTCTTCTGCAAGTTGCTTCAATAGGAAGTTTTCTAGTTTGCTAAAGTTTTCCTTCATGGCTTTCTTTTCAGCATGGAACTCTTTCATTTCCTTAGCTACTGCTTCTGTGACGAATTTGTTTAGCATCCCTGTGTGTTCTGTTAGCCTGCCTTTGTAAGCAATGCGTTCAGCGACAAGTTTTCTCTTGTCATCGGCGAATTCTTCGAGTTCAACGCGAACCTTATCAGATAAGAAGCGGTCGATTGCTTCTGTTAAGACACCCTTATCGTGTTCAAACTTACGTGCAAATTCCTCACGGAGTGTTGCAGCAACTTCTTCACGAGCTTCGGATAACTTAGATTCCCACAAGCCAACGATCTGGCTTCTGATATCCTCTGATAGTCCAACGCTTTCGCTCAAGATCTCATCTAGTTTTTTTGCCATCTTGAGTTCCCCTTAAATTTTCAACTCGTTGATCAATCTGTGAAGGTCCTTAACAAGCTGTTTCTGTGCAGAGGCTTCAGTCAATGCAGACCTTGCGGTATTCATTACACTAGCGCCGCCCTTCATGTTAAAAAGACTTTCATATATCGTCCTAGGAAACGCATTTGGTGCACTTGGTTGTGCAACGATGTCAACAGTAATGATTTCAAAATCTGAAACATTACCATCATCACCAACATTTCCAGAACCACGGGATGAAACTCCCAACTTTGCGCCCGATTGCAACAATGTCTTAACTATGTTGCCCATCGGAGTCGGGACAATTTTCAACTTACCGTATCCATCTGCACCTTCTATCCACATTTCTGTGATAAGGTGACTTACGCGGTCCAAGTTAATGGATAGCTCTTCCGGGTGGTCGAGTTCGCCCATTACTGATTGGCCTCCGCTTAATTTTTCAGTAATCGAATTCACGGCTCTAGCAATTTCTCGAGCCGGGTAAACACGCTGGTTCTGGTTTCTTACGTCACCCTGTATAAAGATCCCTTTCATACAAAGATCTTTACCGCCAGTCATTTTGTTATCTTCTTCGAGAAGTTGAACGTGTGCTTTGTCAAAAGACAAATACTCGTACAATTTGTTTGCCATGACCATACTCGTTCCTTAAGCCGGCTTCTTGGTTAGAGGAGACTTTGTAAAGCCTTCGCCAGATGCCTTGCCGCCAGTCCACTTTGCAGTAGTATCAGCCTTAACGCCGGACTTCTTGGGATCAACCTTTACATTATCAGACGGTGTGTCATCTGTTGCAGAATCACCGTGATACTTTCCATATTCGCCGCCAGTAGACTTGCTACCCAGGATATTCTTTGGGGTTCCACCATAATCCTTGCGTGGAGGAATATGAGTGAAGGACGAATTTTTCTGTTCAGCACCAAGCGGTGTGTTCTTACCAGTTCCAACAAGCTTTGCAGTACCCTTTTGACCGGTATCGCCAACCTTGTTAAGGAATTGGGTTTCTTCGTCAACCTTCTTATCCTTCTTTTCATCTTTCTTTTGTTTCGCAACTTCGAGTTTCTTATCCTTCTTCTTCTCGAACATAGAAGCTACAACTTCGCCGACTACTTTCTCTTCGCCGCCGAGACCACCCATGCTACCGCCGAAATCAGGTCCTTCACCCATTTCGTCATCAACTGGTTCAACATCAGCATCCATGCCTGCAAGATCAGCATGTTCGGGCTCTTGCATTTCTTCGCCCATCAATGCGTCAAATTCGGCACGCAATTCAGCAAGTTGGGATTCTAGATCCTCAACACGCTCTTCCGTGCTGCCTTCACCTTCGTGTTCCTCGTCGTCAAATTCATCTGACTCTTCGCCGGCGTTGTTGTTTTCATCGTCGCCATCTTCGTCGCCTGCCTCACCGTCATTCTGTTCGTCAGAGTCGACTTCTTCCTTGTCGGATGCAATCTCGTTAGTGAAATCTTTGTTTGGTTCGCCACCGACTTCGTCTTCGCCTTCATTTACTGTTACGTCGTCTTCTTCGACAATACTTTCGTAAATTACGCGGGCTTTCTCGACAATGATTTGGTGGAGAAGTTCAGCTGCCTGGTCCGAATCCTCTGATAGAAGAAGATCCAATACCTTTTCAAGCTTTTGTTGTTGTGACATGCCCAATCTCCTTGATTAGTTAAAGTTCTAAAATTGCTACTTTCGTAGTATTCTAGATATTTAACTCAGAGAAGGGGAATATAGGTGGAAATGGCTAAAAAAGCGCCACTTTTTAGAATTGCGGATTCGCAGTTTTATTTAGCCTCAATTGACTTGAGATAAAATTCCGCTTTATAGGCCACCTGGTGCTCCTGCCTCTGCAGGAGGTTGGCCATACATGTCAGGGAGAAAATTGAGATGCTGAGCAGTTTCATACTTTTCCATATCCCTTGCTTTCCTCAGTTTTTGCAAATGAAGCATAGTTAGTCGTGGGCGACGCGTATCATCCATTTTTGCAATACCGAGATCATCATCGGCGGGGTCGTAGAATTCCACTAAGATTTCAGAAGCACGCATTTCATAATCCTCAATAATATGAACTATTTATCGTCACTTAATTTCTTCTGTAATTAATGCCATTTGTTTTCACATCCGGTTATGTAATCGACTATTGATTTCCAAATCCCTTAATTTCATTGTCAGACACCTCAGTGTTTGCCCCTTCTGCTCCCTCGGCACCGTCGTTGCCCTCTGGCGCCATATCGTCGATACTGCTCGAGGTAATACCAACATCCGAAAGCCCTGCTGGTGCAGATCCGCCAGCCATTCCA